CTATATAATGTTTCTTGTCTCCGTATTCAATATGACACAATCTGCAAACCGCCATCAAATTTTCAATCTTATCTGCATCTGCATTTCCCCCCATTCCCCTTCTATGTATATGGTGAATATCTACTGCCCTTGATCCACATACTTCGCACGGCATAAAATCTTCTCCTCCGTAACTAAAATGCTTTAGATATATTTTAGTGTGGTTTTTTATTTTGGATATTTTTGCTTATCTATTTCCGCAAGTTTTCTCTGCGCCCAAGCTACGCCTTCATCCCCACCCCAAGCTAACCACATTAAAGCACCGCAATCATTCTTAGGATCACCTTTGCTATTTTCTCTATGCCTTTCAAAACTTGACATTCTTGCAATCGTTTCTCTGGATATGTTTTCACCCTTAGCTATTTGGTTAGCCCTCGTCCAACCTACTAAAGTTCCGCAACCGCGATCATTTTCTTTTTTAATATTTAATGCCCTTCTTGCATTTGCTTTTGCTGCCTCTGGATAATCGTTATAACTATCAACCATTGAAACCCTGATTGCAGCCCATACGCTTTGAGCCTTTTCTTCGGTATCAAAGATACAAGCACCTGATCCTATTCTATATTTTCCATTCGAGCATTTAATTACGGGCATTTCCTATTAGTTTACTATAAATAGCAAATCTGCGCTTATTTACTTCGTGTAAATTAAAGTTCTTATTGCAATAATCGTAAAGTGATTCTCCGTAATGCTTTCTGGCATCTGGATCATTAACTAATAGTTTGATCCAATAATACCAATCTTTTTGGCTATTCACGTGGCAGGCAGGATAAAATCCCCTGTAAGGATGCACATTGCTTACAATAGCAGGGTTTTTCTTTGATGCCGTTTCTAATACCTTTAAATTAGATTTCATTGAATTAAACTTATTGTCAACCAAAGGAATCAGGCTTATGTCTGAATCACAATAGGCAGCCATATATTCCGTAACGTGATTAAAATTATATATCGTTGGGTTTAATTTAAGACCATTTGTAAAGGATGCTATCATTCCATCCCAGATATGCTTTTCCCCTTCATTATACCCCGCTATGATTGTCCTTACAGGAAAGTTAATTCGCTTCATTGGGTTGCGGAGTATATCTATATCCCTTCCGTGTGTTCCTGATCCTGACCAAAATAGCCTCACAAGTTTAGAAGGCTTTTTATCTAAAAGAAATTGTTCTTCGCCGAATGGTATTGCATTAGGTAATATTTCAACATTTTGATTTAAGTTATAAATTTCTTCTGCTAATCTTTCGTGCGTGCAAGTGCAAAGGTCTGCTATTCTTATCCAAGCAATAATCTGTTCACTTACTTTATTCTCTTTATAAGATTCTGAAAGTATATGCGAAGCACCTAAATCCCAATGGTCGTCATTATCCACAATTAATTTAAAGCCGTATTTTATACGCCAATCATTCATTTGCTCTGGTGTTACATTATGCAGCATTCTATTCATAACAACCAAGTCGTAATTATTTGAAACCACTTCTTCGTTTATTACGTCAGTCATTAAGCAATAATCTTTTTGCATATTGACTATCGGCATCAGGATTCTATGATAAGATACGCCGCTACTTTTTGACGCTATTGCTAAAATTCGCATCTAATTTTTTTTTCTGTATGGTATATAGGTTGATACTTTTCCCAAACCGATTGCGCCCTTTGTAGGCTCGCGTCTTTCATAGCCCTGTACTCTGTGCCATTTCCAACATCGTGTCCGATATGCTCACTTTTTAAATCAGGAATATAATAATTAGTAAACCCTGCAATTACAGCCCTTTCTGCATAATCTCTGTCTTGCATTCCGTATGGATCGTAGGCTTCATTGTAACCGCCAATCGCATCAATCAATTCCCTTGTTATAAAATTATCGCCAAATGGAACGTGTGTTTTATGGATTCCATCAACTAATGGTGGCAATTCTTCTACGCAATGTATTCCAATAATGCCTGTTTTTGACACACGTTTTGCAAACATAACCCAATTTGACAACCAATTCTGTGGAAGCAATATATCATTTGCTAATAAACAAACGCCGTCATAATCTTTTGTCATTCTTAAACCTGCATTAACTCCCGCGCCTATTCCTCTTTTAGTTTTAGATAAATGATAACCTGTAAAGGGATATTTAAAATTTACTTGTTCGCTTCCGTTATCTATTAAATAACAGTCAGCATTATATCCAGAATTAAAAAAGTTTTGGTCGATTACTCGCTGCGTTAAATCGTTTCTATTTAAGGTTAATAAGATTACTGCTACTTTCATTTTCTTTTATAAGTTTTGCTTTCGGGTTTATCAATAATTAAACTATAATCGTTTTCTTTCATTATTTCGTTTATTTTATTCCATCCTATTGTTAGCTTGTGTGTACCAACGTACCCATCCCAATCATTGCCATCGTCTGTCAATGGGGATTCAAAATGAATGTATTTAACCCCTTTACAATATTTAGCTAACTCTATAAAATGGTCGTTGCTCAAATGTTCAATAAAATGAGTAGCTACAATGAAATCGGGTTCTATTGTTCTTTTATCTGTAAACCAATCAAATTTTGTAGGAAAAATATAATTAACTTCTTTGCATTTAGTTGAACGAATTGCAGCTTCGCAAATTTCTACACCATACCAAGCTGATATATTAAAGTCTTGCATTGCTTGTTTAGCTAAATCGCCTTTCCAAGTGCCGAACTCTAAAACTATTGGTTTATTACAAAGCAATAATGCTTCCTTAACGTTATTATAATTGTAATGATTCTGCTCTGGATAACGTGCTTCTAATTCATTATGATAAGCTATTTGCTCATCTATTGTCATTGTTTCGTAGCGTTCTCGCCACTTGTCAAATTCGTTCATTGTTTAATATTTGGTGAAAGAAATCTTGCAGGAACGCCCGCGTATTTACTAAATTCTTGAGTAGTACCTTTAAAAAAAGCACTCGCGCCAATCATACAACCCTGTTCAATTATACTAAACTGATGCAGTACGGCATTCAATCCTATATTTGAATATTGTTTAATAACTGAATGTCCGCCTATCTTAGCACCGCAGCTTATTGTAACATTTGAATAGATCAGACAATCGTGTCCGATATGCGCGTGCTTCATAATAAAACAATTATCCCCTATTGTAGTTATATCTTTTGTTCCTGCATCTATTGTAACTAATCCTGTAATAATATTATTATTCCCAATAGTTACTAAGCCTCTTTTTATTTGTCCTTTCTGGATAATTTTTAAAGTTCCATAATCTTTTATTTGTTCTTCATACTCCCAATACTTTTTATGCTCTGCGGGATCGCCAATAATACAATAAGCGCCAATATAATTATTGTCGCCTAAGATAACATTTTCGCCAATGATGGCGGTGGGGTGTATAAAGTTTGCCATTGTTATTGTTTTTCAAACCATTTATATAATTTCATAATCATTTCAAATTTACAAGAGCCGCACCAAACAGATACAATAAAATTAGCATCTAAATATGACCTGTAAATATGTTCATACATTTTTAATTCATCTAATTCTAAATTCCTAACGTAACCATTCTTTGCGCTTTCATAATTACCTATATTAGCAATCAGCCATTCCCTATGCTCTTGTTTTATTTCCATAGCTTCCAGATTAATTTAGAAACAATCGGTGCTAAGAAACCTGCTATAAACATTGTTGACGTAATATGTTGGATTAATTCAGGTAAGAAATAGTGTATTGGTGCAATCCACGCAGCCAAGCAACTTCCGCAATTAAAGGGCTTGAAATTGATTCCCCATTTATTCGGTAGGTTATGAATTTCAGTAAAAAATAATGATGCACAGATAGCAGTTAAAATTGATAAAATCATTTTCTAATATTTGTTTTCATTTGTTTTTTGGTTTTATTTATCGTCCTCACTATTGACATATAAGGAATGCCTGTTTTTCTACTCAATTCCTTTGCATTCTTTTTAAAATCAATAGCATATAGTTTTAAAATCTCTTTGTTATACCAATGCAGCCCTTCCAGATTCTTTTCAAGTTTATCAACTAAATCTGATTTATCAAAATTAACTTCAGCTTCAGTATCATTATCAACGTACTCTGTATAATTTCTATAACTCTTATAAAAATTACTTCTGTCGCTTTTAATCATATTTAGCATTACTCGTACTATATAAAATTTAAGTTCATTCCTTTCATACAATCCAATTAACTTATCCTCATTCATTTCGCAAAGAACTAAAAAAACTTCTGCCTTCAGGTCATATTGCAACTCCTCTGGATGCATCTTAGCAAAGGCGTCATTAACTTCTTTTAAAGTCCAATACTCGGCTAAAATTTTATTTTTGACCATTCAATCAATGCGGGTTTGTTTTCTATTTCGCTACAAATATAAACAATTCCTCCACATTCATAAATATCTTTTAACCGATCCTTTTGTTCAGGGCTTAGCTTATCCCCTATCTTTTTAATTTCAATAGCTACATAAACCCCTTTTTCAGTATAACCTTGCAAGTCAGCCCATCCTTTTTGAATAGTGCCTTTACGCTTGCCAAAGGGTATATTGTTAACTCTATTTAAACGCCAACCAATTAATTCAAGATTCTTTTTTGCCCACTTCGTTAGGTCGTTCGCTGATATATCCATTTACTTTATCATAAAATTGTTTGTGAAATAATAATCTATTTAGCTTTGGTTTAACTTCTGTATATGATGCATAAAAGTCAACAAAGTTATCTGTATAACAATACTTTCGTGTTCCGTAATAGGTGTATTTAACTTGATAAATTTTCAAAGTACTTGACAAGTGCTAATTTTTTACATTGTAATTCAATAAAGTCTTCATTCTTAATTTGCTTACTAAAGTCCTTTGCATCCTTTGGGTGCATTCTATTTAGCCTGTATAAATTGTCATCACTTACTACCTTAATCGTTTCCATTATCTGCTCATTTGTAAAAGTAATTTTACCCTGTTTCATAAGGATCATAAAAACTTTATCAGCATTGAATAACCTATTGAAGTCCTCACGCTTGCCAGATAGCCATTCCTTTTTAGTAAACTCAACAATTTCATCTTCAGTTAATTGCTTTACCGGTTCTTCGGGTGGCGGGGGTATATTTTTACGCACTTGGTTAGCTTTTGATTTATAGGCATTCATTATCCCTGATATATATTTAGGGCTGAACTTTTCGTAGTGTTCAATATTGCATTCAAACTTACCCTGTACTGCCATCTTGAAAGCTATTCGCATTTCCTGTATTGTAAAAAATGGGTAGGTCGTTCGTATGTAATCTTCAATCACTTCTAATTCTGTTACATCTGGAAGGCGCGTCAATCCTATCAAAGTAAATATGTAGGCTAAGTTCTCGCGTAGGGTAACAGGGCTAATAAGGTTTAGCTTATCCCCAACAAAGGCTTCAATAATAGGTAAATCTTCTTTACTGATTAACCCATTTGGCAAGGTCTTCCATTCGTTTGCGACTTGTGGCAGTTGCGTCAGTATTTTTTGAATTTCCATATTTATTTTTATTTTGTAACCAAGTATTTATTCTGCGTTTAATGTCAAAAAACTTTTCTGATTGATAACGTTGCTTCCCATTTTTATCAGCTTCAGTCCAATACATTACAAAGTTATCATATTCATCCCCTAAATTACTTTTAAAAATTTGAACTTCATCTATAAAATTTATATTTTCTTTTATTTTCTTTCCTTTTCTTTCCTTTGCATTACCCTCCCCAATGCCATCCCCAATAGCCCCCCCATTTTTCCACCTATTTTTAGCACCCGCCTTACCGCTTTCGCTTAGTTTTAACCTAAGTTCCAAGTGATCCTGTAATCTATGCGACCAGAACTCCCCTGATTCAATGGTAAATAGATCAAAGTTCATAAGTACGCCATTTACTTTTACATCTGTGCAATGCATCTGCATAGCTAATACAGGAATTAACTCCAATGGAAGTTTACCGCCTGCGTTCGCTAATTGCTCAATAAGATACCAATAAATGCCGTAGCCCTCCATTCCTAATTGATGCCTAAGAAACAAAATCTTAGTATCATTTGCCGCGTTATAATCGTGGCTAAAATAATATGTACTGCTTTTCATAAATAAAAAAGCCCTCAGATTTGCAGGTAATTGCAGTACCTACGCCTCCTTGGGCAGTATTTTGATTAAAGGATTCTGCAATAATCCTATTCTTTTACAAATTTACTAAAATTTTCAATCTCTTTTTCAATTTCATCAACTTTTTCTTTATACCAAATTTCAGTTTCCATAAGGTTTTGAGCCGTTTTTATGTTATAAATAACTGTCGTATGGTCGCCTACGCCTATCAATTTAGCTATTTCGTTAAGGGATAATTGAGTGTATTTCTTCAGTATATAAGCCGCCGCCTTGCGTCCAAATATAACGCTCTGGCTTCGGTTCTTTATCTGGATATTAGTATCAAATACGTCCTCAACTAATTCAACTAATCTATGCGGCAGAATGGTTGTAGAAATTGATCCTATTGCAAGCTCGTCTGTTATCAAATTATTTTTAACTAATTCTTTATGAAACATACGCAAACTTTGTAACTGATCCTTGTAGCATTGTACAATGTTATTAAACTCCATAATTAAAATTCTAAGTCGTCATTTACTAATTTTGTTTCCGTAGGTGCAACGTAGTTATCCTCATAAATTTTATAGTCAGGCTGCGAATTTTTATCCTTGTAGGAATTAACCCACATATTGTAGCGCTGACCATTGATTGAAAATTTAATTACTTCTTTGCCGTCCTTAGTCTTGTTTATCCAAGCACCGAACGATTCTTTTTTTACTTCTGACATTTTATATTTGGTTTGTGGATTCTTCTGAATCCTGATTAAAAAATACTGCTTTAAATTCTGAATGCTGTTCCCAATGGTTAATAAATAGAATCAAATCTTTATATGCCTGCTCATTATACCAAGCGTAATGATATACTTTTGCAAGTAGCATCTGGCGTTCCATTGGTAATAAATTTTGCATTCCTTGTTCCTGATAAGTTTCTTGCATTTTATTTATTTTGATTTGCTAATATGATTCTGTAAGCCTTGTCGTATTGCTCGTTCGTAGTGTAAGCGCTAATCTTTATAGCCTGTTTGCTTTTCAGGTTTTCATCCCAGATAGTGTTTTCTAATAAAGCAATTAACTTCATTCGCTTTTCTTCGCCTACTTCGTCCTTATGCTCATTAGTTGAATCGGCGTCTTTAGTGTCATCAATAGCAAACAATCCATTAAGGGCATACTTGCGGGCGTAGGAACTTGCCGAGCCTGTTATTTGCGCTGCGTCCATTCCTTTTTTTACTTCTTCTTCGCGCGCCCATCCGTAAACTTTTATGGGTAACTCCTCGTTAGATTCATCAATTAACATAGCAGTTGCCTTTACATATACTCGGTCAGCTACTTGCACAATTTCATCACTAATAAGCAGCGCGCAATTATTTTTAAATAGTATTGGCTTTACTGCTTCAATAATATCCTCTGCGCTTCGGTATTTATATTTCCCAAAGGCATTCATTTGGTTTTTAGGCGCTTTTAATTCCGCCTGAATTTTTACTAATTTCATAGGTTTGTTTTTAATAGTCGCCATATTCCTCAAATTTTTCAGTCCATTCAGACATTGGGGTATAGGACATTTTTGGTAAATTAAATTTAGGTTGTTGTAAAAGATGCGGGTAATATTTAGCTTTAAACTCTTTTAATTCCTGTTTAGCTTCTTTACACCTTTGCAATCTTTGACGGGCATTTGCTTCTGTTGATAACTCAAATAACCATTCTAAATAACTAACATTGTTCCTTAGTTTTTCTAATTGATAAAGAGTGTTCATTTTTTAAATATTTGTGTTAATAATTTTTTCAACAAGGATTTGTATTTTAGGTTCTAAAGAACCACCTTGTGTTAAGAGTATAAACTTTTCATAAGCTATTTCTTTATCATAGCTTCCCGAATCAGATACATATTTTTCATCTTCTTTTGTAAAAAAATACGGATCATCTGGTTTGTTGTATTTCGTTTCCGAAACAAATTGATATTTTTTCATAGTATTTACGCCGTTGGTTTTATTACGGCATTACAAATATACACATTTTATTCATATTCTATACACTTTATTAATTATTTAGGCAAAAAAAAGCCACTTATTATAAGCGGCAATACCTTATATATATAAAATTATTTATATATCTTCTTCAACATCAAACATTTCAGCGTGTAATTCATTAATAACTTCAGCAATAATTTCAAGCGACTGCCTTCTAATTTTTTTAATTTTATTAGCTTCAATTTTAGAAATCAATGTAAGATCAATTTCATCAACTGCATTAATAGCATAATAGGCACAGGAAATTAAATCACTTCTTGTAGTGCTTTCAGCATCTTCCCATTCTAATTCTTCAATAGGTTCGGCATCAGGTTTAACTTCTTCTTCCATTTTTTACAATTTTAAAAGTGCTTCATCCGGTCTTTCTACTTCAGATATTTGCAATCTTTGTCCACCTCTGATTGACGCTAACATTCTTGAAATTTGGCTTTGAACATCATAGTAATATTGTAATTTATTTACTAACCAAATCTCTTGCTCTTGAGCAGACCATTTGTTAAATCCTTTAGGCATTTTCATATTATTTATCGGTTTTTGAATGATAGTGATTGCAGGTCTTACATTTATATTGAATCCTTGTTAATCCTGTTGCAGTTACTACTTTATTATTTTTTATTAAATCATCTGATCCACATTCTGGACAACTTCCCCTGTCTTCACCAAATATAACGCCATAATGAGTTTTTGGTTCAATATGTGCGCTTAATAATTTAAAAACCTTTTCAAGTAATACTACATCCTTTTTGCAATACTTAATCATTGCTTCCATTGCTACCTTATCCTTATTTAAAAGAATGTTTTTCCAAAGGCTATATTCAGTTTTAATCTTTTGTCCTAATCCTAAAAAATCAGCTATGTAATTCAACCTGTTAGAATTAAATCTAAACTTTTGACGGGCAACTTTTAAGGTATCAATCGTTGTATATTTTGGGAACATAGATATATTGTGAAATAAGCATCTTGTCCTAATCCAAGCCAAGTCAAATTTATCGCCATTGTGTCCAACCATTTCGTTAGAAACATTCGCAACCTCAATAAATTGTTCAAGCATTCGTTTATCATTTTGCTTAGCATCCCATTGAAGGGCATAAACTTCTTTTTCATCTTCCCATTTATAACAGATACAAATAATAGCACGTTCTTGAATTATGTTTGAGTAATCTATATTCTTTTTATAGCCTGCTTCCCAGAACAATCCGATATTTGGTGAAGTTTCTATGTCAAAGAATAGTCTGCGGCGTTTGGTTTTTAGGTTTTTGTTTGTCATTAATAGGGTTTGTATTTTGTTTTTCCTGCTTCTTTATATGCTTTCAAAACTTGTTTCCTTTGCTTACCGCTACTTTCGTAGGAAACGTGAACCCAATCAGGGTTTTGATCCGTGCCAAATTCCCAAATTAATTGGTCAAATTCCAAATTGTCTTTAATAAAATTAAATACCATTTTATTAGTAACTGAATGCGGCGTGCCATCCATATCAATATCAATAGCTTCGCCTGTGCAATGCTGACTTGTTAATGATCCGCCGATACATTTATTCAACTCTACCGAACGATATCCAGAACTTAAATTAATAGGGCAACGAAAATTCAATCTAATAGGCTCAAAAACCTTTTCAGCTAATAATCTAAAGTTTGCAATATGCGCCTCTGTTGGCATATTTGATATGCCGTTGCGCTTTGCTGATTCGCTTCTAATTACTTCTGATAAATCTAAGTGTTCACTTAACTTCATAAAATACAATTAAATAAATAAAATAATGTTGATATATATAAAATGCTAATTATAGTTAGCACCCTTTTTTCATAATTAGTCATTCTTTTTAAATATCTTTTCTGCCGTTGTCAATCCTAAACAACCAAATGCTAAACTTGCAACTGCGTAAACCAATGCCTCGCTTGGTGCTTTTGATAACTCGCTAAAGCTATTATGATACATAGTAACGCATAAGGCAACTACGCACATAAGACCGCAAAGGCGTTTCATACTAAACCGACCATTGTCTTCTGTAAAAAATTGTTTCATTATTTTAAACTTTGAAATTGTAAAACTATTATTGCTATTAAAATTATCTTTTGCGCAAAGTCGTACTTTTTGTCTTTTTGGACTTCGGTTTCTCTTTTGTAATAAGTGTTTCTATTTGCTTCATATTTCCACTTCCAATCATAGAACGAATCTTTGACCAAAAATATTGTATTGTATAAGCTATCATATTGCGAACGTTTTATTTTTAAACTATCCTTTGTTAAACTTAAATCTTGATTGAATTTATTAAAAGTTTTATTAATCTGTTCTCCCTGTTTTAAAGTCATTATAACAACTGTATCTTCGCCTATCTTTTTAGTAATTGGATATTGGCAGTAACATAAATTTGCTACCGGTATCAATACTAACAGAATCCAACTTGCTTTTAACTTCATTTAATTCAATTTTTAAATCTTTAATTTCACCCTTCATTGAAACTATTGTTGCAACTGCTTTGGTAACTAATTCAGCTTCTTTCTTTGTTGCTGCCTCCTGAACCAGAACTGATCTATTATTTGTTTGTCTAACTTTTGACATAAGTTGTTCAAACTCACGCTCTTGTATAAGTTCATCACTTGTTTTTTGTGCTGATACACTACATCCAAATAAGAATAGAATCAATAAATATTTCATTATTTAATTTTTTGAATCTTACCTAATTGCTCTAATGTTGAAAGTTTAGTTGTAGCTGAAGCCAATGATGAATCGCAACGGCGCAGGGCGTCGCTTACCAAATCAACACGGCTTTCTAATTTTTCAATCTTGCGACCTTGCCCTTCAATCTGATTATTAAACGTGCCGCGTATGTCAATATATAAAACTGAAATTCCAATAATTACTAAAAACATAGTGCCAACCACAGGGTTTTTACTAAAGTCTTTAAAACTTATTGGAAGCGGATTTGCCGAAACGTCTAATTTTTTACTCGTTGCCATTAAATATGATTATAACTTTAAATAGAATCCGAAGCCATAATTCACGGATTGACCTGTTTTTAAATTTAAGCCAATTAAAGCCCTATCCTTAACCTTTAGCATTGCGCCTATGCCTACCCCTTGCAAAGACTTATCCTGTCTTAAATCGGCTAATAAGCCCAAATAAAGGGCATTTTTAGGCTTGGGGGTGATTGTCCTTGTTTCTATTATAGTCTTTTCGCTTAAATTAGCGCTGAATCCCCTGCCAATGATCCTGTTCTGGGTAATCGTATCTTGAATAAATACAACATTATTCGTATCTAAGCGAATCGTATCTAAATACGAATATACACGGCTATAATCAGATACTATTTTTATTGTATCGTGTACGGGAATAAATACAGAATCGGTTTTAATGATATACGAATATATATCACTTCCATTTTTGTATTTAGTAAAAGTCTTTTGTTGGTAAAGCGTATCTGTCTTTACAATAACTGAACTTTTATAAGTTGGATTTGTAATTAAAAATAAAATAACTACAACCAATAAGACTGCAATTACAAAATTTTTAATCATCTTTTACTTTTTTAGTTGCGTTATAGTAATAGCGAATAGCCATCACACCAGATATAATTGCAATCAAACCGGCAAATAAAGTAACTACGGGTTGAATTGTTGAAATACTTACAATAGCGCTTAAAACGCTTATTCCTGTGCCTATGTCGGCTTGATTGCTATGCGGTGTCATTTAGTCTTCTTTTCTTAATTTGTCAACCCAATCTTCAGTTGGGGTTTCTTGTTTTTTATTCTGTTCTTCTTGAATTTGCTTAAACCATTGTAATAAAGGCACTCCGTATTTTGTTGGAAGTTCCTGACAAAATTGGTTTAATTCTGTTAATTGTTGTTCGTTCAAAGTAATCATAGTGTTTATTTTAAAATTAATAATATTAGTAAAATTAATACTTTTATCAATGCCGAAGTATATTTAGGTTTTATTTTTATAAATTCAGCCACCTTTCTAATAAATTTATCTGTGTCAGCCGTTACCCCTACATAAAATGCAGGTCTTTTTAAGACAATAACATTGCATAGAATGTCAAAGCCAAACCAAAAAGCAGTTGCAAATAAAAACATTGACCAAAAACCATAAAGCGACCAAACTAAAACATAAACTGAAATATGGTTTATACCCTTCCAAAAATGCCACTTCTTATTTT